GTACAAAACAAATCTCCATTTTCAACCATAAGTGAATAAAAAGGAAAAAGAAACATACGAGCTACGATTATATGATCCAAAGGACTTATATAGAAAACCCGAGTTTTTCCTTTCAAGCATTTCGATATTTCTCGTGGCTCATCTTTAAGGGCAGATTGATAAAGAGGCATCGCAGAATTACCATTTTCATATTGGTTCAGTATATAACGAATCCTTTTCTCAAGGTTCTCATCTGGAATATAGTGACCCTCCTCATCCAACAACAAATTATCACGTTTTTTGTTTCCGAATCCAAAACCAGCACCAGTGCTTTGGTGCATACGTTTTATAAAAGGGTCGTCGGGGGGACCTTCAATTGCAGAACGAACTGTTAGGGGCTTAAGTTGTTGAGGAACTATATCCTTTAAGACGCTAATTCTTTTTAGGAACGAAGTTTTGACTTTTGATAAAACACTTTTATCTAAAAAAGAGAGAGGTCTGTTAAGTTTGTTAACGGCAATATTGTAAGGACTAACATAACTACCATTAATCGTTACTGGTTGCATAACAGGTTTAGAAAATTTTTCACTACGTACGTGATTAAAATGCTTAAGGAAAAACTCATCCAAAAACTTTGTATCAAAGTTCCTCAATAACTTAGACTTATTTTTGACAAGAATCGGCCCTGGTAGCCTTCCTTCAACCTCAAGATGGGGTGTAAATTCATAACGAAATAAAGACTTATGGTTAAGATCAGGAGAGAGAACTGTTCCTGATTCACTAACAAACTCTTCACGCGACAAGGTAGGTGCTAAAACATAATCTTCAGAAAGTTCATTGATAGCCTTGTTGATAAGAGATCTATAAGCTATAAGTGCTCCACTTTGAGGAGAAAATGATTTCCCCATGGAATGAATTCCGATTATAGAGGATCCATTTCCTATTGAAGCAAGCAAGGGAGTGCCACATGCTCCATTCTTATGATTTTTCCACTTATACTCCAGAACTATCTTGGGAGAAATAACTCCATTTGGACTGTTATAAGTTATTCCAGTAGATGGAGTTATGGACACGGTTTCACCATCAATAATTCCAACTGTAGAATAGGGAACAAAGTCATCTGATGGGAAATGGTTGGTTATATTACGAAACTGCATTGATCGCAACCTAACCACGCACAAATCAGAACCAATAGAGACAATATCATCCATATCAACAGGCACAGTTTGAGAAATAACTCCAGTTGGATGCACAACTTTGACTCTATATTTTTCAGATGCACCTGAGAACGCATGCTTATTGAGAATGCAAAAATCTTGCTTAACTCCCAACGCACAAACATTGCCTTCAGTTCCATTTTCATCAGTTACCTTCACTGAATTAGGTTTTTG